TAAAATTGTCTAAATCATCAGCTCCTAAACCTGTTGCAGCGATAATGAATTTAGATGGCCCGGCGAAAGCATTCGAACTTCCTACTAATCCTGAACTCATTACAATTTTTGCATTAGTTCCAGGTAACATTAAGATCTCATTACCTTCAACTGATTGATGGTTATAAAGATTTTGGGCTACTAGGGCTCTAACTAAAATTCTGTAGTTTGCTGGTGAACATACAATAACGATATCGTCTCTATTGATAACTGATTCGTCGATTGCATCATATAAATCTAAAGCTTGATCTACAGCATTTGCTACGGTCCAAGCGGCAGCTCCTGCAGGTACAGTTGCTCCGTTAGCTCCAGTAATCTGTGCTTTTAAACCTGTAGTTGCACCGAAACCATTAATTAAAAAGTCTTCAGTAGCTTTAGTTAATTTTGCTGAGTATGATTCAGCGATAATTTCTTCCATGGGGATGAAATCATTGTCACCAGAACCTGACATGTATGCACTCATGTAGGTGGCCCTAAGGTCTTCGGGACATAGAGTCGTCTTACTTTGAAGAGATTCGATTGTGACAGGCACTTGAGTATAAACTACCTGTCCGTCACCTGGGTAACCGCCACAAGAAAGAGCTGAAACAGGTAATTCTGCATCAACCAAATTGATTGTGAATTGTCCTGAAGTCATTCCTGTTCTAAGATCAGTAAATGCTAAAAGGTCTGTGTTAAGGACTGATTTTGCAATCAATTCCATTGATAATTCGTCTGTATATGCACTTAAGGCTGAGACGTTAAATGATGTTGCCATAATTGTTATTTGTTTTTTTTGTGTTTAATTATTTTTGTTTGCGTAATTTTGCTAAGTACTTCATTCTAGCTTCTGTTTGTTCTAGTCTTTCTTCAGCTACTTTTGCAAAAGTGTTTTTAACTCTAGGTGCTGCTGGTTCTGCGGCCATAGCTGCATACTTTTTCTTAAGTTCAACAACCTCTTCAGTTAAATTAGCTACTTCTTCAACGAAAGGTGCAATTAATTCTGCAACTCCTTCTAAAAGTTCTTTAGCTGGTTCAGCAGCTACTTCGCTAACTGGTACTTCAACTTCAACCTCTTCCATAGCTTCTTCAACGATTTCTTCTTCGTCTGCTAATTCTTCGTCTCCTGCTTCTTCGATCTTAGTGATTTCACCATTCTCTCCAACAGTTACGATTTTTCCATCTGTTAGTTCATGTTTTCCAGCAGGTGCAAATGGATCTTCAGAAACTCCGTCTCCCGCTCTTACAAATAGGATTGCTCCATCTTGTAATTCACCTTCAACATAAACTTCCGTTCCATCAACTAGCGTAGCTTCAGCCAGTTTAACTTCAACTGTCTCATTGCTCAACATAACCTTAAGACGTTTCAATGCTTGATTTACGTTCATAATGTATTGATTTTTTTTGTTAATTGTTCATCAGACTTAGTGTCTGATATTATTAAATATAAATACCGTGCACAATGACAAAACTTTTAAACAAACTGACAAAACCATATATAATAGATATGGAATACTATATTTACCACATACCAGGTGTCAAGATTGGCATGACAGAAGATTTAGAAAAGAGAATGAGTGATCAAGGATTTACTGAATGGGAAATCTTAGAGACACACGCATGTATTTATGAAGGTAGTCGTAGAGAATTAGAACTACAAGCAGAATATGGTTTACCTATAGATGCTATACCATATTTTAAAATAGTTAATATTTCAACACCTATTAGTACTAGAAAAGGAGGACTAGGTTTAGTAAATAGTGATAAGTTTTTTAATGTATGTAGTAGAGGTGGTAAAGCTGGTAGAAAGCTAACCTTTGAACAAGCTGAAGAGATTAGAGCTAAGTATGTACCTAGAAAATATACTGCTAAGATGTTAGCCGAAGAGTATGGCGTGCGGTTTGTAACTATTAGAAAGATAATCTATAAAGAGTCCTATATTACTCCTTAGTCGTAGTAGATCCACAATGACATACCTTACATGTACATTCCATACTTATTTGTCTTCTTTGTTTCTTCTGCGTCTGATCTCATAGATTCTGACTACATTAAATACTATACCTGTTATTAGAAGTGCCATAGTAAGACCTTCATTCCAACCCATTACCATACTGCCTGTGCCTGCAACTGTTACTACATTTGCAACTGTATCTTTTGTTTCTGTTATCATAATTTTATTTGGCATTTCTTTCTAGAAACTGACCAGCTATACTAAAACCATTCAGCTTTCCTTCTTTTATTAATTCCCAAGTCTCCTTGTTATTTATTTTATAAGACACATACCAATCACCTTTAGCTGGATTAAATCCTAATGCTTTAGCTTTGTCCATTTCAGGATCTTCAACAATCCAAGATTCTAATAATGTATTTTCTTCTGTTGCTTCCATAGAGTGATCTATGTCAGTCATATGTTGTTTGTGTTGTTTTAAAAACTTTTCTGATAGTTTTTTGATAGTTTCATCTGAGAAATAAACATGGAACACATTACCATCTTCATCTCTACGTGGTATCATTTGAAATGCCTTCATTGCAGGTCCAGTAATAACCATTTGATCGTCATCTTCTGCAAACTTCCATTCACTACTCATACGTGCATTGTTTCTTACATAACCTGTAGGTGATGGTTGTTTACTATTTTGACTTTTACCAGCATCTCCTGCTGCAGGTCCTTCTGAGATAACTACATTTCTACCTCCAAGACCTCTAAATACGCGAACGGCCTCAAACCAGTGGGTGCAATTCACGCCCCCAGCGTATTCAAATACTGAATATGAGAACTTACCAGCTTCTGCAAATCCACTATTGATAGAGTTCATTCTATTAATCTCTGATCTAGTATAGATTTTACCTAATGCTAATAAGGCTCTACAAAAGTTTCTTTGTGCAGATGGTCCAGTATATCTGAATTGTTGCTCAGGTACTTCTTCACCTGCATTAGCACTGATTCTAGATAACACATCTAACGCATCAGCACCTCTTAGGTATTCGCCAATCGTCTCGAAATTAGTTTTAGATAGATTTACATATGATGTTAATTCAATGTCTAAGACTTCACCAAAATCACTCTGAGAAGCCATCTCTAAAATAGCTTTTTGTAGTTTTTCTTCTCTAATTTTATTTAACTTTGTTTGTGCCCACCTAATACCAGAGTCTCCACCCCAAGCATCCCACATAATACCTCCACAACCTTCTGTATATGGAACATCACTATGTTGTCTATGTCTTTCGAATGAAGCCATACGTGCTATAGTCTCTTCTGAGATAGGTTTACCATCTGCTAATTGTCTTGCACGTGTCCAACCTACTTGAGTTCCACAATCACTACCATTCTCTTCTTTCCATTCAATGGCTCTCTTAGCATTATTTCTTGCACCTTCTGGATAATCTGTAAAAGATTCAAATTCCATAGAGTTAGTAATAGGAATACAGTTAGGAACTTCTCTACCATTTTTTATTTTAGTACCATACGCAACATAACCTGCAGTGCATGGATTTTCTGGTAAAAACATTTCGTCGTGTGTTTCACAAGGCATGTAATAAGTAGTACCTTCTACATCATGTGTGTGAGATCCTGAGCAACCCATAGCTTTAGCAGCCTCTTCTGCGAGTGCCTTAGTAGGAAACAATTGATCTGTATAATCAGGTAATTGGTCTGTATTAATTTCAAATTCATCTTTACGTTGATCTTCTTTGAAACTATTATAACAAATAGCAGTAGCTTGTTCTTCGTCATAACCTTCTTTGATTAATTGAGGAATACAACGTCCTAAATACTTGTCTTCAGACTCACCAGGTAATTTATCTACAAATTGTTCTGCAGCAAATACTGCCCAATGTACACCAATTGCTGGTTCTTCTACTAAAGACATGATTTCTATTCCAACATCCTCAAATTCTTCTTCAGAAATATCATCTATTTCTACTTGTAACTCTACTATCTTGTTTATTTTGCTGCTCATATTAATATGTATCTAATTTATAATCGTGCTAAGTCGGATATTTTAGCATCTGCTTCTTGTTGCGATGTCATTTCATCTGAAACAACATATGCTCTAATCACATTAGCACCACTACTACCTTGTTGGTCACCTAAAGTAACTACATTTTCTGCTTCTTGACCCTGTGTTGCAGATGCTAATGCTTCTGTAGGATCAAAACGAGGTCCAGAAGGTAGTGTGGGTGCTGTTTGACTACCTCCTGGTGCTGTCTTATTTCCAGGTGTCTTTGTTGAGATGATTTTCTTAACACTTAAAGCACCTGTTGCGACAGCGATTGCCGCTGCAATACCTTTAATAATAGGACCACCGACTGTATCAGCATAAGCTGATTGTGCACCTTTATAAGTATTGATAACCGTGGCAGAAACCGCAGCAGCTTTTCCAACTGCCGATGACTCTCCCGAAAGTTGAGCTATAGCTCCAAATGCATTACCTGCCACATCTAATTTTGCATCAGCAACATCTTTTTCTAGTTGCTTTTCATAATCAGCTTTGTCTTTAGCTTCTTTTTTAGCTGTAGCTACTCTTGCACTATCTTCATCTGCATACTTTTGTTTCAGTGCATTACTGGCTTCTAATTGACTCTTTTCTAACTCATCTGTCAGTATACCCTGTTCTTCAGCCTTTAGGATTAATTCTTCATAATATAAATCTAAGTCTTCTAAAGCTTTAGCTCTCTGTTCAGCTTCTGAGTTAGCCTCTGCGTCTCTAATAGATTTCTTTAGATCTGCTAGTTCTTGTGCTTTTTGTTTAGCATTTTCTATAGCTTCATCTTCTGCTGCTTTATCTGCTGCTAACTTTTCTTCTCTTGCTTTAGTTTCGTCTGCTTGATTTTGTAACTTATAACCATCTCTTTTATTTTTAAGAGCTGCTAATTGTTTTTCTGTTTCTGCAACAGTTGCTGCACCTGCTTCCGCAGTTTCTTCAGGATCAAAAAGTAGATTAGCTAAACCACCAGTCACTGCATCTTCTAAGTTAGTTGCAATATCAATACCTGGTATTTTACTAACTGCAGCTGTCATCATATCAACAGTCTTTAGTAATAAAGTAACAGGAGCCATTAAGAAACGTATAACGTTTTGTGCAATGTCCTTGTTTCTTTGCATTGCCTCCTCTTGTGCCTTAGTTTGTAGTCTTTGTTGTTCTAAGACTTGTTCTGTTGCTGAAATAACTTCATCAGTCTGTTGGATTTTAAGATCTCTGATTTCTCTTTCAGATTTACCTTGTAATTTCAGACTATTTTCAGAACTAGTAGTAGCATCTAAACTCTGTTGTCTAGCTGCGGCTGTAGCTTGTGTATCTGCAAGTAATTGTTTTTGATCTGCACTAACACCACTAATAGCACCAATAATATCATCCCAATATGCAACGATTAAACCAAGTGCTACAACAATGGCACCAATACCAGTTGCAATTAGACCTTTCTTTAAAGCTGAAGCTCCTTTGACACCAGATTTGAATGAGGTAACCAGACCTTTACCCATGGCCTTTATACCTTTACTAACTTCTTTAATCTTGGTTCCTATACCACCAAAGGCTTCATCAATAACTTTGATACCACCTTCAGCAGCTTCTCCTGCTTCTTGACCTGATTTACCAAGATCTTGGGCTTCTTTAGCAGTTTTCTCTAAAGTTTTCTCAGTTTTCTTCGACTGTTTCTCTACATCTTTTAAAGCATTTTCTAATTCTTCAACAGAGGTGACTGTTTTTTGAATTCCTTCTACTTCAAATATTATCTTTACATCTTGTGCCATACTATTAAATATAAATTATTAGTCTATTGAATTATCTATTATATACAAAATTGGTCTGTTGCTTCTACATCTAAACCAGCTGTAGGTTTAGGTGGTTTACGTGCACATACAGTAATTGAATTACCAAATGCTAAAGTACCAATTAATTGATTACCATCACAATCTGTGTATTTGTAATTACCTTCTGGTATTGCACCGTTATTAGTAATAATGTATTCTATACATGTTGCAAGGCTACACTGTGCTTCTGATGTACATGTTGTTGAACTTACATTAATTTGAACACTAGGATCACTAACTGTTACTGAACCAAATTCTGCACAAATGGTAACTGATTGACCAGAACCAATTGATTGATTACTATATGTAGTACCATTAAATGTGTAACTATAAGTTTGATTTACAAAACCAGTATTATTAAGAGTAGTACATTTTTGTGCTGGAGGTGGTGTAATACCTTGGCAATCATCACAATCTAGATACTGTGTAGGGTTAAGTGAATCATTATTACCTACAGGATCTTGTAATTGTAATATCTCTACACATATACCAGCATTAGGTCCATCTTGTATCTTATAGACTCCACCAACATTTAATTGTGTTGCACTATCAAACTGTCTATGTGGGAACGATTGAGTATCACAAGCATATGCATAATATGTAAAACCAGTTGCACATGAAGCACAATCTTTAAATAGATCTTGTACAGATTCTGCAGCTACATTTAAACTAGTTCCTCTTACTATCCAACAACCTTGTACACCCACTAGTTCTACAACTTGATTATTTGCTAAGACTACTGCGAGATCTACATATTTATAAACACCTTGATCATCACATGCTTCTACTTGATAACTTGTAAAATTACCAGAAGCAGTTTCACATGTTTCACAATCAGCATATACTGTAGTTATTTGATATTCAGCTGCATCTTGTGTAATCCCAATAACTACATAACATCTAATATCATTTATTATTTGAACTACATCACCTGCTTGTAGTTGACTTGCATAAGTGGCTACTAATGGATTTGTTGAAACTTGTTGACAATTATTTAAGAGTTCTCTAATCTCATAATTTTGTACACCAGAATCACATGTTAAAGTAACAGTTTCTACAGCAGATTGACATCCATTATTATCTTCTAAATAATATAAGTAATCACCTTCACATAAACCTGTTCTAGTATCTGGTAAAACGGCAGTATAACCATCTTGATAAATTATATCGATAGGTGTTGCTCCACTAGTTGCAGTAACCTCTATAGAACCATTACATGGTGCAGGACCACAATCTGTTGGATTTGTAACTATAGGTGCAGCACCAGTAACAGGTGTTGAATTATTATTAGCGATTGTAAATCCAACAATACTAGTTCTACCAAATGTATCTACAACTACTAATTCGTCTTGACCTAATGGTACGTTAGGAACTGTAAAGATATATGTACCTGCACCTACTGGTGCGTTATAGACACCTGTTTGACCAGTTCCTGTTATAGTCCAAGTAAATGGAGGTGTACCATTGGTAGTTACTTGGATCTCACCATTATCTCCAAAACATGTTCCATCATATTCTATAATACTAAAACCTGTTAGAGGTTCGTTAGGCCAAAATACTCGCTGATCTTTTAGTGTAATTAATTCACATTTAACTGCAGTTCTATTACCTATTTGTACATCTATAATCTTTTCAGGTCTATAATACTTGCCATCTATAAAAATAACATCATCAAATGTTAAGTTTTGTAGATCTACACTATTGAGTGTAAAGTATGCTGTAATCTTTCTACTAAATTTATTGTATAAAGATGAAATATAACGACCCCAATAGTTGTTAAATAAAGTATTAGGTGTCTCAAGATACTCTGAACCTGGATTTGGATCTAAATAATATTTAATATCATTAGCAAAATCAAGAGTAAGTGTACTCAAAGCTGGTACTGGCGGTGTAGCAGCTGGATCTCCTGCTATATTTTGAACAGGCCACCATTGAAAGCTACTAACTAATGGGTAATAGCCATATGCTGTCGCATTAGTAGCAAGGAACCAGTGAAAATGTGTGTTGTCTATTTGTTGTTTACCATTATAGAAAAGAAATCTAGTCTTAGGTTTAATAGCAACTCTCTTGGGATTATTAGCTGCATCGTCACCATCAGCATCAAATATTTGAGGTAATATAAATTCAGGATCTAGATGTGAACCACCTTGTACTATTTGATCAATAGGAGTTGGTGCTATACCTTTTACTTTTATTTCTCTTTTACCTTTTAGTAATTCGTTTTGTGAATCAAACCTTAACCAACCATAAGCATGTTTTTGATTATCTTGATGAAACTTATTAATAAAATCTTGATCTTCTGCATGTGTAAATTCTATTTGCGAAGACTGTGTGTTAAATAAAGGTTCTGCTATAAAATCTTTTTCTCTAATTAATTTACTAGTCCAATCATAAACATCTCCTGAACCAATGAAATCTTGCCATGGTTCAATAATAAAATGATTAGGTGTAGTAGTACTTGGTTGCATTACTAATCTAAACTGAGTAATAATATCTTTGATAAAATCAATTTGTTGATATTCACAATCTAAGTCTCTAACTGGATTGTATTCACCAGGTGCAGCATTACAATGCCAATATGCTTGACCTACATTTGAAGGACCCTGAGATTGAGAACCATTGTAACTTTCTATAAAGACTTGGAAAATAGCTGATGCACCTATTTGATCTCCTGCACTTAATTGTCTACTATCAAAACTAAGACTCGACCAGTTTCCACCTGTAGCCCAGTTACCTGTTGCAAGTGTTTGTAGAATAGAACCACCTACACTATCTACTAGACATAAAACAACTCTAGAGTCTATATCTGTATAACCTGTATCTGAGTTTTCTTGTTGTGCATCTACTTGTGCACCACAATCGAAACTATAATAAGCTTCAGCACCAGGTGTTATACTACTAGCACCAGTTGAATTAAAATAAGAACCACCACTTTGACTTCCAGTATCAGTAATTCCAATAAAATAATTAGGATGATTAAAAACTATATTAGGACAATACATGTAACTGTTAACATCATTCTCACCGTTACCTCCAGAGAAGGCGTTGAACACACCACTAGTTTGTTGTGTTGATGTATAACCAATATTTTCTATATTACCAAAAGCACTAACATACATTTGTTTAAATGTAGGAGAGTTTAAGAAATCTGATTCATATGTATAACCAGCATTCTGAAATATTTGATCCCATATTCTTTTAGATCTAAACATAGGTTTAAATCTACTAACATCTAGTCCAACTCCTTGAGCACTAGCATCACAAAAACTATTAGGCATACCTTTACCTGATATAGTTAGTTTAGATAAAGTATCATTATTATCATAAGCATTACCATGATCGATCAATGGAAAAAGAAGATCTCCATCAATGTGTCCTGCAGTTAACTGTGTAGCAGTTGGTGGTATACCAAGAGTTGGATCATAGGCATTTGGTGCTCCATAACCACCAGGATATGCATTCCAACTGGACTCTAATACAGCTTGATCAATTACTTCTGTGTATTTAGCTACTGCATTACTAGATGAACCAATTCCATAATCTAAGACTACATTACCAGCTGCATCTTCCCACTGAAAGTCTGTTAAAGTTAACTGACACATAGTCAATTCACCAATAGCAGAGCTAAAGTCTCTCGTCTCTCCTAAGAAGAGTAATTCATAATCTATCTTATCTAGATCTTCATTAATATAGATCTTCTGTAGGCGCACGTGACCTGTCTTAAACTCAGCACCATCTACTAAGATCTCTGCTGGTTTCTTTATAGTAACATCAAAGTCTGTACCATCGATTGCAAATGCATTCTTAAAGAATATATTATTTACTCTGGTTGCAGGTACTTTAAATGTTCTACTAAATACTGAAGTAGCATCAGCACTGGTTACATCTTCTATTGATAATGTAAGTTTAATTGGCTGTGTCTCATACAACTCTATAAAAATAGATGTGCTAGGATCAGCTCCTTCAAATGGTAGACATTTTAATTGTATCATATTATCCTCTCATTGATTTAGTGTTAGACGCTAATCTGAAATTAACTGTATATTGAAATAGTTTATCTTTTCTAATTGTTTTTTGGTTATAACTAGTTTTAGTAATTACAACAGGAACCCATTGATTAGCATAAGGTCCTGATGCAAATCTAACCTTTACTTCTGCACTTTGATGTAAGTGTTTTAGTAGTTGTGCTTCTTCATCATTCATATAGTTAGACATAACAGTAAAATCATTCTCTATCTTTTGACTGTATGTAGTATAACCTCTGTCTTGTAGATCTACTGAGTAATTGGTTCCATTATAATCTGCAGCTCCTTTTAAGAAGTTATTGTTTCTTGTATTAGTGTTATGATTTACTCTCTTAGTAAATGTAAACTGATCTCTATAACCTAATGAGTTTTGCCATGCAAATTGGATGTGTGAATAGTCATTACACTCAGCTGATAATTGCTCTATACCTGTGACAACACCTTGACCACTATAAATCTTTTTATGTGCAATGTTATATCTTTGAGCTCTCCATGCAGCTGCGTTCATTAGAGGTGTTTGTTGTTGACCATCTGGTGAACATGATACTGGACCATACACTACTGGTACTATATAATAGTGTGTACAACTAGGTTGAAGTACACTT